CTACTTGTCAGGTGCCCGCGATACCAGCGGACGGGTACCGCTGGACCTGGCTGGCCGCGTTCCAGCTGGACTTAAAGGTCACAGCGGCAGCAACCCCACCAGAAGTGGAGAAATCGGGCAGGATAGTACCGAAGAAGTACTGGCCCGGGTTCGCGCCCTGGAGGCCCAGGAGCGACGGGTACAGGTAGAAGTTGCGCGGCTGGCCGTCGATCGCGGCCTGGTACGTCTGAGACGTCGCCGTGTCGAAGAAACCGGTGAAGTCGCCCGTCGCGTCAGGCAGGCCGGCAACCCAGACCAGGTTCGTGTCGCCCAGGGCCGTAACGTCGACCTTGGCGGTACTGAAGTTGACGGTCCAGTCAGCCACGTACGCGAGCGGCTGGGCAGTACCGCCGGAGTTGATGGCAAGGTAAACCATGCCGTTGCGGCCGTGGATTCTTCCCACGTCAGAACCCCTTTTCCGAAAAAAGGAACGGGGCCGGCTCCGGCGTGGGCTACACGCGGCCTCAGCTGCTACTAATCAAGTGTAGGGTGCGGCTCTGCTCTCCGAACAGGGATGTGCTGGCAGTCGCACCATGAGCCGCCGCCGCGTTCAACGGCGCGCAGGGTCATATCCCGCTGACGGGCCAGCTCCCGGCACATCCCGTGATTCGAGACGGTGATGTCCTTGAGAGACCCCTGGTCCGGTATGCGCCGTGGCCGGCAGTGCTGGCAGATCACAGGACACCCGCGTCTTCCATGAGGGCCAGCGCCTTGCGCGCGTTGGCGTCGAACGTGCGGTCGGCGATCCGCTGGTAAGCCATGTCGGTTGCCTGCTCGCGTACCTGGTCGTTCTTCAGCCAGCGGCGCAGCAGGTCAGAGGCTTCCCCGGGACCGGAGAACGAGGGCAGGATGCCGTCGAAGAGGGCGTCGGACTCAGGGCGCGGGTCGCGCAGGAAGAACAGCTTGCAGGCCGCCATCTCGATCTCGCGCGGACCCATCGCCCAGCCCTTGCCCTGCTGCGCGTCCTCGCTCTCGCGGCGGTAGAAGTTGATCCCCGCGCGGGCCTGCCGGTAAGCGCCGGCCGTCTCCTCGTTGTCGACGCAGTGGTCCAGCGGGTGCCCCAGGTAGTCCACCAGCCGCATCCCGCGATCGGCATCGACGACGGCGGTCACCAGCTCGGGGTAGTCGTTCATCGCCAGGTCCCAGCCGGCCCCGCCGAGCGCCACGTCCAGGCCGGTGAAGTCCATCCGGCTGAAGAACTCGGCCCGGGACTTGAACAGGGTGCCGATGAACGTGAAGTCGCAGGTGTAACGGCGGCCGGGGTCCGGGTAGTGGACGTCGGGGTCATAGGCGTGCGGCATGTAGGCGGCGGGGACTTCCAGCTCGCCCCAGGCGTCAAGGTTGGACGGGTCGTTAAGCAGGTTCAGGTCGGCGAACTGCCCCCGCGCCATCTGCTCGTCGTCCTGGTAGGGGCTCTCGGTGTGCAGCATGACGACCTTGTGCTTGCGCGTGCGGATCGTCTGGAGCATCGGGGCCTGCATGTAGAACGCGCTGATGAAGAACACCACGTCCGGCCAGAAGACGTACAGCTCCTTGTACAGGCCGTCCATCGCCAGCCGCATGATCCCGTCGGCGTCCAGCGCCTGGCGGGTGGGCCGCAGGCCGCAGGTCTCGCAGGCCGCCTTGTCGTGCTCGGGCATCCGCGCGTGGCCGTAGTACGTCAGCCGGTCGTTGGTGTTGTACACCAGGACGGTGTGCCCGAGCTTGCGCAGCGCCTTCAGCCAGCCGCGGTGAACGTCCGCCACGCTGAAGTCAGGGCCTCAACCAGGATGCACCAGCAGAATACGGGCCATCCTCACACCACCTCCCGGGTGGCCGAAGGGCTCTCGGCCTGCCGTGCCTTCCGCTGACGGTACATCTTACGGTAGTGCTCCTGGCGCGTCCCGCTGCGCTTGTTGTCTCGTGCGCGCATGCAAGTCCGGCACTCTCGCTTGCCGTTCGGCTTAACGTACGTGTTCTCTTCCGTGTACTCGTGCCCTTGCCCGCAGCGGTTCATTGCGACAGCAATCGCGGTCATGTGCGCGCCCCGCAGGAAGTTGATCCGACGCGTAGTAGCTTCCAGGTGTGCCGGGTTAACACACCCGTGGTTCCGGCAGTCATGGTCAGTGTCACCTGGAGGCAAGTAGCCGTAGGCGAGCAGGAAACTGACGCGGTGCGCAACAGTAGGCCGCCACTTGCCGTCAGTGCACTTGACGTTGAAGATTGCGTACCCGGTCTTCTTGAAGTGACCGCCCCGCCAGTGCCAGCAGCCCGTGCCCGTTGCGCGGACGACCTTGCCCTCGAACCGTTCGCGGTCCCGCTCGGTCAGTTCGTACTCCACGTAAGGAGCTTACACTGAACCAGTCCTGGGTTAAATCTACCTGACCGAGAGCTCGAAGTGGATGCGCGACCCGAACAGCATCAGGCCGTTCCAGTCGATCGGGGACGGCGGGTCAACAGTGGTCGGGACGCACCACTCGCACGTGCCGCCGAGGGTCGGGTCAGCGTGAACGGCGGCCGGGATGGACACGGCCGTGGCGTCCGACTCGAACCCGAGCCAGGCGTCCAGGTTCTGCTCGATGCGCCCGAGGGTGGAGGCGTGGGCCAGCAGCACGATGTAGTCCAGGTACACGTTCTCCGGGGAGATCCCGATGGTGCCTGACGAGCCGAGGAACCCGGTCGCTCCTTCCAGCGTCACGCCGTACTTGACGTAAGGCCGCGCCGGCATCACCACCCCGACGGGCGGCGTGATCGAGTCCTCAGGCTCAGGCAGCGAGCGCAGGAAAGGCGAGGCGAGTGCCTGGATCTGCGCGGCTAGGGCCGTCCGGATGACGGTGATGTTGGCCACGCGCTCAGCTTAGCCCCACGTCAGTTCCCAGGATTCCTCGATGCCCGCACCGGGCAGGACGACGCTCTCCAGCAGCAGCACCTCGCCCCAGCTGATCACCAGGGAGTCCGACAGCAGCACCGCCGCGTGGTCCCCGGTTGCGGTTGGGAAGCCTGCAATGAGCCTGGTTCCCGTCTCCGGCTCGCGCAGCCCGAACCGGGTCAGCCGCGGGCCGTCCCAGTCCATGCCCAGCACCAGGTCAAGGGCCTTCTCGATCGACGGCGCAGGCCCGAGGTCGGCGATCAGCCGCTCGTAGTCCGCGATGGGCAGGTCGTGCCCGGTGGTGATGACGCGGTGCGCGGCGATCGCGGCGGCCACGCAGTCGAACCCGTCAGGGTCGCCGTAGTGCTCGGCGAGGAACGGCGGCATCCAGCCGGCGGGACGGGGCGCGGTGCGCGGGGCCGGGGTTACCTTCGCCTTGCCCGCCTTCCTCAGCGCCTTGTTCTTCGCGATCGTCGCCTTGGCCGTCCTGCTGGCGGTGGCATGGGCGGTGGCGTGCGCCTTGGCCTTCGCCCTCGCCTGGACGGCGGAGAACTTCTGGGACGCGGGAACCGCCGCCGCGGCAGCCAGGCCCGCTGCCCTCGCCCCGGCCGCGATCGCCGCTGACTGGGAGGAGGCCGCCGGGGAGGTGCGCGTGGACGTCACTGCCTTCTTGGCGGTCTTGATCGCCTTGTTGAACTGCGCCTGCGCCAGGGTCATCGCCTGCGCGCTGGTCACCGTCCGCATCACCGCCGTGTGCGTGAACGCCTTCTCGCCCTTGTAGACGTACTGCGCGCGGCCCAGGGCCTGCATGTGCCGGCTGAAGTCGTTGTAGACCCGGTGGGTCAGCGCCTGGTTCTGGTGCGCGTTCTTCGCCTGCTGGAGGCTCATGCGAACGGCGAACGCCGCGATCGCGGCCGTGCGGGCGACCCGGTGCGCGGCGGCGGCCTTGGCCCGCATCGTCGCGGCGGCCTGGAGCCGGGACTTGCGGATGTTCAGCGCCGCCGCGCTCAGGGCCTGCTGCCGGTACTGCGCGGCCAGGTTCTTGTACGCGGCGTTGGCGTAGGCGTTGTACGCGGCGTTGTACGCCTTCCACTGGGCCGCTGACAGCTGCAAGCCCTTCGGCTTGGCCTTCGCCACCGGGGCCTTGTGGATAAGGACCGGTGCCTTAGCCTTCGGGGCCAAGGTCGTGCCTGTTCACGCGCTTGAGCCGGCCGTACTTCTTCAGTTCCTTGAACGGAATCCGGAAGTTGTCGCCCTGCTGCGCGTACTTGTTCGGCTTGCACATCGGGCACCCCTTCCACCTGCGGTTCGAGGTACGAGGCATGTGTCCTACCTTACACGCCGACTTTACGCTGCGCTTCGGTACTCAACGGGGGGAAGGGCCTTAACGTAAGGCACATCCGCCAAATGAATAGGCGGCCCCCAAGATGACGTCAAAATAGGCGTCTTACGCAGGCATTCTTCGCAAAACCCGTAGGTACGCTGAATGTGCCGACAAGCCGGGCAGATGAATTCCATCTCAATCACTACACGCCGACCTTCCGGCGCGTGTTGACGTAGTCGTGCAGCAGCTCAACCGCCCACGGGTTCGACTGCACGCGCATCAGCCCTGTCTCAGCAGTCCCGGCGATCCCCCAGGGCGCGTCCTTGCTCTTGAACAAGTCGGTGCACAGCAGGAGGCTGGCGTGCTGGACGCTGGGCGGGATGGTGTTCCAGCCCCAGGTTCCGGTGACCTGGACGCGGTCCAGGTGCGTGTACGGCCAGATGAAGGGAAGCCACCCGCCCCCGACGCCATTCGACCCCGGCGTGCCCATCAGCACCTGGAGCTGGGTGTACGGGCGCGGGACGCCGGCCGCGTTGACGTTGTAGTTGTCCATGTAGTTGCCGGGCGTGCCGAGCTTCAGCTGGTAGTTGACCCCCTGCGTCCAGCTGGTCTCGAACACGCCGTCGCCGTCGTAGTCGAGCTTGACCTGCACGGCGGACACGACGGCCGGCGTCGACACCAGGTCGTCGATGTGCAGCTCCCAGATGTTGTCCGGGCAGTAGGTGCGCGCCTCGGTGAGCTGGTAGAAGTGCCGTCCGCAGTAGCTGTTGATCCAGTTGGTGACCGCCTGGATGGCCAGCTGGATCTCGAAGTCGCTGGTGCTGTCGGTGATGTTGAGGCGGCTCTTGAGCTCCTCGCGGCCGGTGTACCACAGCTGCATGCCGGTGCCGACGTCGTTCAGCGGGACCAGCCGGAACGTGTACGGGCTGACCTGCTGGACGTTGTTGCCGGTGCCGATCCACGTGGTGACGTACAGCCCCGCCACGGCCAGGCCCGTGATGTTGAGCGCGTAGTTGCCCGCCGACGTGCGGGTGATGGTGTTGTTCGGCCCCGTCAGGTAGTTGTAGGTGGTGCTCGCGCCGGTCGGGTCGGTAACCACGCAGGTGATGCTCGACGGGTCAGTGACCACGCCGGCCAGCGACGTGAAGGTGACCGGGACGACGGCCGCGCCCTCGCTCGGGCTGTTGTAGTAGACCTGGGCGCTCATAGCGAGATCCAGGTGATCGGCCCGTACAGGCAGGTGTTGGTCAGGCCGGCGTTCACCACGTCGAGGCGGTAGAAGAAGTAGATCTCCGCGTCCAGGTCCGTGTTGGGGATGACCGCCACCGCCAGGCCGCCGACAGCGTTGGTGATGGTGATCGCCGGGGAGCCGCCGCCGGAGCTGAAGATCAGCGCGCTTCCGTCGGGGGTGCCGGCCTGGCTCTTGAACAGCAGGTTCACCGTAACGCCGGTCAGGTTGTACGGGCTCCCGTTCTGGGTGACGGCGATGTCGATCGTCACGTCGTTGAACTCAGAGAGAGTCAGCGGTGCGGTCAGCATCGTCCATCCCACCAGTGTTGCGTTCGGGCTTGGTAGCACAAGCGTAGCGTCGATATCCAGCAAGGTGCAGGTAGCACTTTCGACCACCTCTACGGTCGCGCCGTTAGGAGAAGGCAAGGTCAGGACCGCGCCAAGGTTCTCCGGCTGCCGCAACCGCGTCCCGCTCAGGCTGATGACCGGAGGCGGCAGCCGGAGCGACAGCGGGGCCGTGATCAGCTTGGTGCCGGGATCAGGCGGGGTAACCGGGCGGTTCCGGCGCGGCAGTCCCGGCTTGAACTGGTCCAGCCACTGCGGACCCGGCTGGATCTGCGGCATGTCCGCCGGGTTAAGGTCTATGCCCGACAGCGAGATCAGCGGACCCGGCAGGACGATGTTGAGCGGCCCCTGCTCGCCGGCCGTCCGGTACGGGTAGACAGGCTGCTGCGGCCGGTTCTTGCGCATGCCCGGCTTGAACTGGTCGAGCCACGCCGGACCCGGCTGGATGACCGGCATGCTGGCCGGGTTGACGTCCTGCCCGCTCAGCGAGATCAGCGGCGTCGGCAGGACGATGTTGAGCGGACCCTGCTCGGTCTCGGTGTACTGCGGCAGGAACGGGCGAGGCTTGCGCAGGCCCGGCTTGAAGGTGTCGAACCAGGTGGGGCCGGGATTTATCTGCGTCGGGCCGCCGCCGGTCGGGGCGACGGCCTTGAACGTGACGACGAGGGCAGCGTAAGCAGACGTTGCGGCGAACGTGCCCGAGTAGGTAACCGTGCCGGTCGAGGACAGCACCTGGTAGCCGGTGAGCAGCCCGACGTGGGTAGAGGCGCTAGTCTCCTGCGTCAGGTTCGTCCACGGCGACGACGGCCCGGTGATTGTCCCGATGCCCGAGGCGTTGAACGCGCCGACGCAGCCGATTGCAACCTCGAACGCCTGGGTGGTCGTTCCAGACGCGGTCGACGACCAGGAAGTCGAGCTGGTGCCGTTCGGCGAGCCTGCCGTCTGGTCGGTCACGGAGGACAGGGCCAGGCCAGACCATTCCATGGCCGTAGCGTTAGCTGACCCGGTGTTGCCCGTGGTCAGCGAGATCGAGATAGCGGTCTGGCCGCCGGCGCAGTTCGGGTCCGCCCAGATAAAGCTGGTCTGGGCGTCCGCTCCTGTACTGCCCGCCGTGGCCGCCTGCGCGAAGTTCCCGGCCGACCCGCCCAGGGTGATGCCGCTGACCGTGGGGTTGGCCGGGGTAGCGCTGGTAACGACCGTGATGATCAGGCAGTTGCCCGCCGCCGTGTTCTGCGGCAGGGTCAGGCTGATCGTCGTGCCGGTCGTGGTGCCCGATACCGACTGAACGAGGGAAGCCATCAGCGCACCGCCTCGCTACGAGCGGCGGCAGAGCCGGTCACGCCAGGCACAGCTCACCGCCTCTCGTCAGTAAACGCGCCCCTCTCCGGGCAAGGCGGCTTAGTTGAGGCCGAGCACCGAGATGTTGTAGCACTGGATGTTGTTGGACGCCGAGGAGGCGCTGAACGCGGCGAACAGCTCCAGGTAGTACGCCGACTCGGTGGAGATGGTGACGGCGGTGTTCGGGTTGGCCGCCGAGGACGAGCACCGCATCGAGACGATGGTGGAGGTCGTCGGGTAGATCTTCAGCTGCCCGTCAGCGAGGAACGTGGCCGACGCGCCGGTCGTCACGCAGCTGATGAGCAGGTCGAACTCCCACGGCATGTTGGAGCCCGACGCCGGGCCGGCCACCGCGCCCGTGGTGGCGAAGATCGCCGAGCCGTTGTAGGTGCCCTGCGCGGTGTTGCCGGTCATGCCGAACGTCAGGTTGGGGGTGGCGGTGGTGCCGAGCACGCCGAACGCCTTCACCTGGAGCGTCTTGGACCGGCCGTAGGACGGCAGGAAGAAGTTGGCCGGCAGGTAGGCCGCGGCGGACGCGTCGGGGCCGATGAACTGCGCCGCGGTGAACGACGCGAAAGACGAGCCGACAGCCGCGTTAGCACTGAGCGCCTCGGTCTGGGTGCCTGTAGTCCAGGACATAACACTCTCTCCTTCTCGGGGAACTCGCCAGCGGCTACGTCCCGGTGACCGACGCTCGGCCAGTGAATGTGACGGGTGAAGCCGGCCGCCAGCCCCGCGTCGCTGATGCGCCCCTCAAGGTGCACCCAGCAGCCCGGCTGGCCCTTGCAGGTGTTGCAGTAGCCGTAGACAGAGGCGACGGCGCTCATGGGCACCACGCGCTGGAACCGCATGCTGAACCGCGTGCAGCCAAGGGCGGCCGTCAGGAAGTCGTTCCCGTTGTCCGGGTGCCGGTACGGGAAGACGCACCAGTCCTCGCCGCAGGCTTGCAGCTGGGGCAGCACGTGCTCGTGGAGGATGACGTCCTGCTCGACGACCAGCAGGTCGCTGCCCGTGTCCCAGCGTTCCGCGACAGCCTCGTGGTAAGCGCCCAGGGCAAACGGGTGAACGACGACGGTCTCGCCCTGCGGGGCATGCCGGGCGAAGGCTTCCTGCGCCTGCGGCCACCGGCTAGCCGAGCCGACGGCAGCGCGCAGCGCGATCATGTGGTGGTCCAGGCGATGGTGGGAGACCCGGTGACGGTGAGGTTGTCGCCCAGGGTGACCTGCGTGTTGTTCAGGTTCCAGTCGCCGCCCGAGCCCTGCGCGACGGTGCCCTGGACCAGGGCGGCAGCGCCGGATGACAGGAAGCGGAAAAACGTCCCGATGCCGGTAGCGACCGCGGTGATGGTGGTGGCGGTGAAGGCGAGGGGGACGCTGCCGCCTCCCGGGGCGGACCAGGAGGCGGCAGTCAGGAAAGTCCAGGTGCCGAGCACGGTGTTGCCGGACAGGGCCTCGTTCGGGCCGGCCGGCGGGGTGCCCGCGTACATGACGAGGCTGCCGCCGCCGAGCTGGTCGATGACCGCGGTGCCGCTGTGCTGGAGCAGCGCGTTAGCGAACGTGTTGCTGAGCAGGATGGCCACGGGCATGCCCTTCAGGAGGCTTGCCCTGGCTCCGCTCGCGGCCACAGGACGACGACTTGTACCAGGTTAGCGGCAGTGCAGTCTTAGTGACACCTGTCACTAACGCACCCCGCTGATCACCCGCATGGACGCGGTGAAGTTGTACGGCAGCGTCGCGAGGGGGAACCCGGCAGTACCGCGAGCCGTCTCGTACAGGTCGTGCGCGTCCGCGAGCGCGTTGAGGATGGCCTGGGCGTCACCCGAGGGGTAATTAAACGGAGGGCCTTCCAGGTCAGACAGCGCGTACGCCGATGCCCACTGGTAGGAGTCCTCCAGGGCCTCCAGCGCGGTGAACAGCGCGGAGAACTCAGTCTGTAGCCGGTTGATGGTAATGCCCGGGCTGAGCTGGCCGAATACAGCCATGAGGGGCACCTCTCGCTAGGGGGTTCCTAGCTCCGGAGGCCGGCCGTAGGCTCAAGGCTGATCGTATGACGTGACAGTGAACGCGCGCTATCGCCAGATGCCGAAGATCAGGTGCGCGGCCAGCCACAGGCAGAACGTCAGCAAGACGATGCCGAATACCCAGTGCACAGGGGTCCACTCGGCGAAGTCGAACGGGTGCCTGAAGTCGATCTGCTCCAGGCCCCAGAACTGCCAGCTGAGCGTGTCCTGGGTGTTGAAGATCAGGCCCCACAGTTCCATGACGCCGAAGCCGCCGAAGAACCAGATGACCCAGTACCAGCCGATGCCGGTAATGCGGAAGTGCTTGACGAATTCGAGCAGGCTCACAGGTTCACAGTAACGACCGGGTGCGGCTTCATCCAGGCCCCCCGTCGCAGTTCCCAGTCGTCGACCACCGGAATCCAGCGGTGGTCGGCCGGGCAGATCTCCCAGGCGGCTCCGGCCAGGATCGCGCCGGGCTTCATCTCGTCCATGATCCGGGCTTCCAGGCGCTGCTCCAGCAGCGGGTCGCGGAACGGCCGGTACATCCAGATGACGTCGAAGTTCTCGTAGATCCCGCCAGGGACATGCAGCGCGTCGCCTGTGCGCACGCCGCCGATTACCTCGGCCGCGGTCGCCATGTCCGGGTCGACCTCGATGCCGCAGACGGCCATGCCGTAGAAGTGCCGGGCCAGGAGCATCTTCGAGCCGGGGCCGCAGCCGACGTCAAGGAACTCGCGGCCGTCGGACAGCTCCCCGACGCAGTCGAACATGATCGCCAGGAACTCGCTGGGCTGGAAGGGCATCCAGGGGTTGAACACCGAGCACGGGTCGCCCTGCCGGAACCAGCGGTGCTCCAGCTCCAGGGCGTGCCGGATCACCGCGGTGGCGTCCTTGAACTGCTGGTCCCGCGGGAAGGTGAAGGCAGGCTGGGCAGTGGTCACTCAGGCTCCGCAGCCGCAGCCGTCGCAGCCGCACCCGCCCGGGTGCTCGACGTCCGCCTGGGTACCGGTCGGCCAGCTGTGAACCGCGTCGTCTTCCGGCATGTAGTCGACAGGGCTGTTGCCGCCGCGCTGCTCGACGCCGCCGGCCGGGGTCTCGTCAAGGGGCTCTGGTGTAGTCATGGGCTCACGCTACATCAGAAGTGCTCGTGATAGACCGAAGGCCAGACATCGATCGTCACCTCAGGGACATGGACGTACTCCTGGCCCGCTGCCAGCCACCGCTCGATAAGCTCCCAGTCCTCCAGGGAAGAGGCAGGCCCCCAGGTCCCGTGATCCAGGAGGCCCGCCCGGTGCACAAGCATAGGCGTGCCGATCTGGCCGTACTGCGGCGGACCCCAGCCGAGCTCGGTCCACAAGCCGGAGTTGCTGTGACTGGCCATCACCGAATAGGACCAGGCGGCCTGCGGGGTTGCCTCCAGCGCCTTCACGTGCAGCTGCACGTGCTCGGGCCGGTAGGCGTCGTCGTCATCCAGGTACGCGATGTACTTCCCGTTTGCGGCCTCGATTCCGGCCCGGCGGGCACGGCAGCGCTGGTCAGCCGGGTCGGGTCGCGGGTTGAGCATCATGAACCGGACAGGGTGGTAGAACCGGCCGAGGCTGGCAATGTACTGCGCCATCATGCCCGCGAGCTCGGGGTCAGGCCCGTCGCTGACGATGATGTGCTCGACCTTCCGGTACGTCTGGAGCTGGACGCTCGGGATGCAGCGGTTCAGCAGCCGCTCCGGGCGCTTCCACGTCGGGGTGATCACTGAAACAAGCGGGATCACTGCTCCATCCACCCCCCTCCTACCAGGCAGAAGGCAATAGCGGCGAGGACCGCGACGACGAGTGCGAACCACATCAGGCGAGCTTAAACCAGAGGACCAGTGCGGCGAAGCCGACTATGACCAGGACGCAGAGCGCGTCTATCAGCCTCTTCCTAGTCACGGGGTTAATCCCGCCAGGAACGGCTGCTCTTGCTGTCCGGCACTCGCACCTCGTCCGGATGCAGTTCCTGCCAATGCGTGAACTTGTGCAGCGCCTCCGTAATCAGCCGCAGGTGCCTGGGCGGGCTGCCGCCCTGGTCGCACAGCTTCAGGTAGTGCGCGAGCACGGCCCGCGTGTTCGTGTCCCTGGCGCGGAAGACGATGACCGGCTCGTCATCAGGGATGCTCCCGTGCTCCGTGGTGACCTTGCCGTACTTACCGTCGTAGCCCATCAGTTCCACCTCTCCGGGATGAACAGCCTGCGGTTGAACTCGGCCAGGGTCTCGTCGGTGAACGGGTCGCCGCCTAGCTTGAGGATGTCTTCCGTCAGCTGCCCGCCGCGGCTGTAAGCGTGCCATGCCGCCAGGTCTTGGCCCGTGCCTGCGAACGAGTTCTGGTAGGTGTCGTCGTGCGGTGCGCCCACGGTGTAGTGCAAGTGGGGGATCAGCACGTCGTGCAGGTAGGTGATCCCGCACGCCATGCCCCACGCGTACCAGGCCACGTCTACGTACATGTGGGCAATCGACGGCGGCCCGAAGTAGCCCAGCTTCTCGACCACCTCGGCCCGCATGAACACGTGGCAGGACAGGGTGCCGGGCTCGCGCGAGGGGTACTGGTCGTTGCCGAACGCAAATGGTGTTGTCTCCAGCGCCTCCATGATCCGCGTGTCCCAGCCGGGGGTGCGGAACACGTTGTCGTCGCCGACCTGCCCGAAGGCCCGGAACTCGCCGGCGTTCGGCATTACCAGGGCGTTCGTCCACGCGGTGACCTTGTGCAGGTCCGGCTTGATGACGTACAGCAGCGCCGGGTCGCCGGGGTCGCCGGTCAGGTAACCGTCCAGGGCGGGGTCGTCCGCGTCCAGCCCGACGACGAGCGTCGTGTCCCCGGTGCACGTCTCCCTCAGCGAGGCGTGCAGCCGCCTGACGTTATGCGGCCGGCCGCGGCTGGGCACGGCGAGCATCAGGTCCCTCATAAAGCGCCGCTTTCGCAGTGCGCGCAGCGCGGTACGGTGAATCTTTTCACGCGTACGGTCCTATCTGCCGCAGCCACGGGTACGCCGGGAGTTCCGGCATGTGCCCGAGCTTCTGGCGGTCAGTCTTGAACGTATCCTGCGCGCACTCGCGGTAGTAGTACATCTCGCCGGGGCCGATGAAGTCCTCGTCCCCGACGCGCTGCGCGTTGCGCACCTCGTTCCCCCAGCGCCGCTCGGCCTCGTAGCCCCCTGCCCACTTGCCGAGCAGCGCCAGGTCGCGGCGGATCGGGTTGAACTGGGTGATGTCCCGCTCCAGGCGCTCCGGCTTGTCATGCCACCCGCCGCAGGAAAGGGAGTGGATGACGGGCTTCTGCGGAACGCCGTCCCGGGTCCAGCGGACGTTGAAGCCGACGTACTGCGGCCCGGCTTCCAGGGCGCGCATGACCCTGCTGACGAAGTCCGGGGCCACCAGGTCGTCGTCGTCAATGCAGGAGACGTAGTCCGCGGCGGACGCCTCGATCAGCGCCTGCGTCTTATCGCCGTAGGCGACTTCCAGGTCGTCCCGGTACAGGATCATCCCGGTGCCTGGGTACGTCATCTGCTCGTCCAGGCACTTCAGCAGCTCCAGCAGCTTCTCGTGCCGGTGCGGGATTGAGGTAGTGAGGATGTCCCAGGTAGTCACGCCTCGATCAGCCTTTCCGGGCCGTGCAGCCGGTACACGTCGTCCTCGTAGTTCGCCCCCGACCGTGGCCCCTTGGTGAAGACGAGAACTGTGCAGTCCTCTAGTGCCCGCCACGCGTGCGCGACGCCGGGGTTGTCGCAGGCCAGCTCGCCGGGCTTGACGGTCCACGTGACCGGGAGGCTGTCACCGGGCTTGCGGTGCGACATCACCAGGCTGCCCGACACCACGTACGTCCACTGGGTCGTCTCCTTGTGCAGGTGGTTGCCGCGCACCGCGCCCTGGCGGGTGAAGATCTGCGTCACCGAGTCCAGCGGCTCAGCGATCAGGTCGGCGATGACGCCGCGGTCGTCCTCGAAGAAACCCAGGTCAGGCACAGCGCAGCCCCCGTGTGAACGCGGCCCACGCTGCCGGCCGGAAAGCGAGCACGGGGCCGTTCCTGTCGTTGGTATCGCGGACAAGAACAGCACTGCCCTGAGCGACCTCAACGCACGCGCCGTTGCTGATGCTGAAAGAAGACGTGCGCCATGTATCAGTCACGGTAGGCCCTTTCCCTGAACGCGTCGGCGGCGCTGACTACCCGCGGCTCGGGCAGCGGGACGATGAAATGCCCCTTGTACCCGCGGTCGCGGAGCTTGGGCAGGATGTTCCCGGCCATGTGCCAGGCGAAGACAAGGGCGTACTCAGGCTGGTTGCTGATCAGTGCGCTCTCGTCGACAACAGGGATCGTCGTGCCGGGCATCCGGCTGCCGATCTTGTCGCTCCCGGGGACCTCGCAGACAGCGTCGATGTAGTCCTGGATGCCGGCGAAGTGAATCAGCGGGGTAGCGCGGGTGCACGCTCCGATGCCGTAGACGGAGTGCCCCTCCTCGAACAGCTCGTGCAGCATCTCACGCAGCCTGGCTGCCGCGTTTAGCGCACGGTTGCGGAAGTCGCCGTCCTGCTTCCTGCGCGCGTACGTGCGGAAAGACCCGCCGTGCGTCGGGACCTCCATGACGTGCGTGACGCGCAGGTTGCTGCGGTCGAGCGCGGCCGACAGGGAGGCAACCGTGTAGAAGCGCAGGTGCTCGTGGTACACCGTGTCTATTTGCAGGCCCTCGGTGACGCTGGCCAGGTCGTGGTTCTCGGTGACGAACACGCCGTCGTCGTCCAGCAGCGTGTGCACGCCGGCAAGGAAGTCGTCAGGGTCGGTCACGTGCGCCAGGACGTTGCAGGCGGTGATCACCTTGGCCGGGCCGTGGAACTGCTGGATCTGCTGGGCGAGGTCTGCGGTGAACGGCTTCTGGTACCGGATGACGTCAGCCGGGCACTTGAGGATCTGGTCAGTCGGCTCGACGGCGATCTTGACGACGCGCCCGTAGGGGTAGC